CAGATGTCCACCAACCTCTCGATCCCCTGGGACACCACCGCGATCATTCGTCGCTACGACGAGGTGGTGATCCTGACCGCGCCCCAGGACCCACAGATGGTGGGTAAGCGGTACGAGATCCAGACCGTGGCCAAGGCTGGCGAGCTCCGGGCCACCCGACGCTTCGAGGTCACGGGGCTGATGTAGATGATCAGTGCGTTCGGGGTGGACCACGGGGAGGTCTCCAAGGCGTTCAGCAGAGGCGTTGACCGGCTGACCGGGGTGTACCGAAGGCTGGAGAGCAAGGGCATCCCCGACTATGCGAAGACCATGCCCGACAAGGTGCAGGGGAACTACGCGAAGTGGCGCTGGCAGTCTGGCCTGCGAGGGAAGGAGATCGGGCGCAACATCGCGCAGCACAGAGAGCAGAAGGCGGCTCGCCCCTTGTATCCGCACGAGAAGGCGCTTCACAAGACAATCAAGCAATCGAACATGAAGCAGGCGAAGCGCTTGCGTGAGGGATCGCGGGCGATGACGGAGGCGTCAGCGAACATAAACCGACGTAAGAAGCGGGTACTGCCATGACCGGTGTCGCCTCAGCTGACATCACTCGGTTGACCGAGGCGCTGAACCGCGCCTCCAAGGAGTCCGGGGTCACCACCCAGCAGGTACTGATCCAGAGCGCGAACCAGATCCTGGCCGAGATGGAGGCCAAGGTGCCGGTGAAGACCGGGAACCTGCGCACCTCGCTGGGGGTGAAGGTGGAGTCGAGCCGGGTGATCATCGGCCCGGATGAGCGGCAGGCACCCTACGGCGGGTACGTGGAGTTCGGCACCGGGCCCCACGTGATCAGGCCGAAGAGCAAGAAGGTGCTCTCCTTCGTGGTCAACGGCAAGCGGGTGTTCGCGACCAAGGTGAATCACCCGGGCACCAAGGCTCAGCCCTACGTGCGGCCGGCGTTCGATGCATGGGTGGACTCCCTTGGGACGATGGCTGCAGAAGCCAACGTCAAGGTGATCACCGACAATGCCTAGTTCGATCTCACGTGGACCCATCTCCAACCGGCTGCTGGCCGAGTTGGATACCGAGGGGTTCCCGGTGGGGGACAACGCTTCCCCGGTCGTCCCCTACGGGTGGCAGGGCGAGCCGAACGACCCCGGGACCACGTTCACCCCGTGGCTCTCCCTGACCCCTGGTGTGGCATCTCTACAGACCCCTCCTGGATCGATCGGTGACTCTCAGAGCCAGTGGCGTCTGAACTACACGATCGTCTACGCCGGGGTGAGCAGGAAGCAGACCGAGGCACTGGCGGACCGGATGCGGTTGAACCTGACCAACATCTCCCGGGAGTCAGTGGACACTCCGACCGGCAAGTGGCGGATCCAGAAGGTCACCTGCATCGGGATCGGGAACACCAGCCGGATCGGATCGGCCTATCCGGACTACTTCACACAAGCAGACTCGTTCGAGGTCTGGGTCACGAAGGGAAGCTGAGATGCCACGACAGCAGCAGATCAAGATCACCAAGGGCGACCAGGAGGGGTACTGCCTGGAGTCGTCGCTTCGCGCGTGGGAGCGCAATGGCTGGACGCGCGCAGATGATGGAAGTAGTGAAGAAGAGGCCAGGGTCACCGAGCGTCCGCTGGAGACACAGGCCGAGACGACCAAGGAAGGCTGACCCATGGCCAGGATCATCCCGAACGAGAACACCTGGATCGGGTTCAGCACTGCTGCGATCGCAGACATCGCTGCGCCCACCGCTGCTCAGGTAGCTGCTGCAGTAGACCTGACCGGGTACTGCATCTCGCTGAACGCCTCGGCGCGCGGCAACACGGTGCCCACCCCGTCCTTCGACTCGCTGTTCGAGACCAGCACCGCTGGTACCTCGGCTGCCACGTTCGACGCGGACTTCTACCGCGACGACGAGGATGACCTGGCCTGGGAGACGCTTCCACGCGGTACTCGAGGCACCTTCTTCATCGCACGCTTCGGTGGCACTGGCGCAGCGAACCTGCCGATCGCCGGCGACGACCTCGAGGTCTGGACGGTGATGATCACCTCCCGGACGATGGCGAACATGAGCTCGAACACGGTGCTCACCTTCACCGCATCCTGCTCGGTGAACGTGGAACCCGCCGAGGATGCTGTAGTCGCAGCCTGAACCTAGTCCGGGGGATAACATCTGATCGACTACATCCCCCGGATCAGGAAGTGACCGATGCCGAACAGCACTGCCGCAAAGAATGCTGAGGCTCGACAGAAGCAGTCTGAGGCGTCGAAGCGCGCCACTCTCGACCAGCTGGTCAACAAGCCCCGCAACACCACCGAGTTCTCCCTCTACCTCTCCGACGGCAACGGCGGGTCCAACGAGGTGACCCTGAAGTACCAGGCGATCGGAATGCGCGCCTACGACGACCTGGTGGCCAAGCACCCGCCCAAGGCGGACCAGCGGGCTGAGGGTGCCTCCTTCAACATGGACACCTTCGCGCCGGCGCTGATCGCGGCCTGTGCGGTGGAGCCCGAGATCACCCCGGCTGAGGCGAAGAAGATCTGGGAGTCCGAGGAATGGTCCCGCGGTGACGTGATGGTGCTGTTCCGCAACGCTGTCGAGCTGAACAACAGGGGGCTGGATGTCCCTTTCATCGAAACCGACTGAGGAAGGACCACAACTTCTTCCTCGAGATGTCCTACTGCGCCGAGCATGGCATCCCGCACAGCAAGTTCCTCAAGTGGGATCCCGAGGATCGGGCCAAGACCGTTGCCTACCTGCTGGAGGCCGGCTCCCGGTGCACCATGTGCGGAACTGCCTCCTGGGAGTGGGAGGAGAACCGGTTCGCGTTCACCGCGGTCGACGAGTTCTGCCAGGGCTGCTACCAGAAGGCGATCTTCTCGGACACGCAGAGCTCGTCACTTCCGGGCACCAATGTCAAACTAGTCCCAACAACCCCGCAGCTCACAGCCCAGATGGCACTGAAGGCTCGGAAGCATGCCAGGCTGAAGATGGATTAGGACCACGCATGTGACCAGTCAGCCGGTAGAGGCCAACGTCGTCCTGACTGCGGACAACTCTGGTTACGACCAGGCGATGCAGCAGTCCACCCAGTCGACCAACGCGCTGGGGACCTCGCTGGACTCCCTGGGCACGAAGATGGGCAACCTGACCCGCCGTGCCGGCAAGCTGGGGCTGGGGATCACCGCGGCTGACGTGACTCTGATCGGCGCGGCTACCGCAGCCTGGGCCAGCTACGAGAAGCAGATGAGCCGGCTGGCCTCCCAGTCTGCGGTGCTGACCCGCACCCAGGCTCAGCAGAAGACGGCGATGAGCGACTACAAGGACGCGGTGAAGGGACTGCGTACCGAGTACGGCACCACCACCGGCGAGGCCGCGAAGCTGGTCGAGACCCTGACCAAGGTGACCAACGTCCGGCAGTCGCGCGGGCTCAAGGACCTGTCCAACGTGTTCGTGGACATGTCCAAGGCCACCGGGGAGAGCAGCACAGGACTGGCCTCCTCGCTGACCAACCTGCAGAAGGTGATGGGCACCCCGGTCAACGCCCAGAACACCCGCAAGTACGCCGACCAGTTCACCTATCTGGCTGCCCAGACCAACACCTCGGCCCAGGGCCTGGTCGACTTCACCTCCCAGCTGGCTCCGATCGGTCGCTCGATCGGGATGAAGACCGAGGAGGTGGCCGGGTTCGCTGCCGCCTTCACCAAGGCTGGTGCTGATGGCACCCAGGTGGCCACGGTCTTCAACAAGGTGGCCAGCGACATCTCCAAGTCCATCTCCTCTGGTTCTCCGGAGATGAAGATGTACGCGAACCTGATCGGCAAGAGCGCCGGCGAGTTCGAGAAGATGTCCGGCGCTGAGCAGATCGTCCAGATCCTGGAGAAGCTGAACTCGATGGGCCCCGAAGCGGCTACTCAGCTGGAGCGGATGGGTCTAGAGGGTCCTCGTACCCTGCGCGCGATCACCCAGGTGATCAACGAGGCAGGTGGTGTCCGTCAGGCCCTGGCCCAGGCTCAGGACCCACGAGCCAAGGGTGCCTCCGATGAGGGTGCCAAGGCCGCGCACACGATGACTGATGATCTGGCCAAGCTCCGCGAAGAGATGAAGATGACCGCCGAGTCCTTCGCCACCCTGCTCGGCCCGGCCATGGAGTTCTTCACCGACAAGGCCGTCAAGCTGATGGGGGTGATCCAGGACATCGTGGAGGGCCCGCTCGGGAAGTTCGCCCAGGCGATGGCACCGGTCCTGGCCGTCTTCACCGGCGGTGTCGGCGCGATGCTGTTGTTCGCTGGCGCGCTGCTGAAGATCGCTGCCGCGTTCGCTGCCGTGCGCAACAGCGCCACCAAGGGCCTGGTCGAGGGGTACAAGGGCGGCAGCATGATGGTCCGCGGCCCGACCGGAGAGCTGGTCCCGGCCGGCGGCGGACGGTTCGGGGAACAGGGCAGGCTGCTGGCTGCTGGTGCGACCACCACCGATCCACGCAGGGCGAGCACCTGGGTCCAGCGCGGGCTGTACAACACCGGTGCCATGTTCGGTGGGGTAGCTGGCGGTGGCCGGAGCGGGATCACGACTGGAACCCAGGCTCTGAGGAAGTGGTGGGATCCGGAGTACACACCTCCTGCTGGTGGTGCTCGAGGGCCGATCTCCTACGCAGCAGGTGGCGCTGGTCGATTCATGCAGCAGTTCATGACCCCGAACTTCGACCAGATGCGGTATCGGAACATCACTGACCGCCAGACCTGGGCAGGACAGATCGCTCCCTTCGCCAGCCTGCGGGAGCGGGTCGGGCTGACCACGGCGATGGGCAGGACCGGAGCTGCTTCCGATCAGCTGACCGAGGTCCGACGAGCACAGCTGGAGGCGCGTCGGGATCCGCTGCTGACCAACGAGGAGCGCAAGGTCAGGCTGGCACACCTGGAGACGGTCAAGCAGGAGACGATCGTCCGGCGTGACTCTGCTCTGCAGACCGAGAAGAACATGCAGGAGTCGATCTCCCAGACCAAGGATCAGGTCGATGTCCTCAAGGAAGCCAACAAGCTGCAGGCCGAGCAGAACAAGGATGTCCGTGGCTGGTCCCGGTTCCGGCAAGGAGCCACTGGGTTCGCCGGAGGGATGGGTGGAGCGGTAGGCGGCGGGCTTGCTGCTGGTGGACGGGCTGCCCTGAGGTCGCCCATGAAGTACCCGATCGCCGGTACTGCAGCGATGACCGCGCTCGGTGCTACCGGTGTCGACAGCTCCATGCTGACCGGTGCATCGATGGGCATGATGATGGGCCCGTGGGGTGCGGCAGCCGGGGCTGCTGTCGGTGCTGGGATCGACATGGCCAAGGCCAACGACAAGGTGGTCAAGGGCTGGGAGAACGTCAACTCCATGACCAAGGAAGGCAGCACTGCCTTCAACGAGATGCACAAGGCGGTCGAGGACACCCGCAAGGAGCAGACCGAGCAGTTCAAGTCCTACGGCTACAACGCCCAGGGCGGTGGCGGCGGGTTCATGGCCGCGATGCTCGGCAACCCGCTCTCGAGCCGGAACCAGTTCGGCTTCGGTGCCACCAAGAACTACGTCGAAGGACTCTTCGGCCGCTCCGACATCGAGGAGGAGCGAGCTCAGCAGAAGGCAGCCGAGGCCAGGGTCAGGGCCTCTGAGGACACCGCTCGAGACCTGGCCAAGCGGTACGGCGGGGTCGAGCTGGAGGGCAAGACCCCCAAGCAGCAGCGAGCCCTGCTCGAGCAGTTCATGGACGAGCACGGGCAAGGGATGCTCAGCGCGGCCGGGGTGGACTTCGAGTCCCTGGCTGGTGCACGAGGGATGCGTGGGGGCAGGGGAGGCTGGGCCCAACCCGGTGTGCTGCGGGGAAGCGAGGCCTCCGAGTACGCCAAGATGATGGAGAAGATCGATCGGCCGGGCGGACAGGCAGTCGAGGACCGGCTGATGAAGCTGCCGGCCGGCAAGGTCATGCTGGACTCCCAGATGGCCCAGGAGTCGATGCGCAAGCAGGGCGACGTGGGCCTGATGATGCGGGCCACCGACGACATCTTCGGCAAGCTGCTCAAGGGCGGCATGGACTACCTGGACATCATCAAGGAGACCGAGAAGGTCCAGTCCGCGATCGGGAACGAGAACAACCGGCAGTACGAGCTCCAGGTGGGTGTCTCCCAGCGGGCACAGCAGGCACTGGCGATGCAGGGCACCCAGATGGGTCGGGTGGGTCAGTTCCGGACCCAGGTCGCACTGGGCGAGATTGCTGAATCCAAGCCTCGGGAGGGCATGACCGACGAGGACGTGGCCCAGGTCGAGCAGCAGAAGCAGGCCACTGCCCAGTCGTTCGTGGACATGGACCAGTACTTCCGGGGTCTGCTGCTGGCCCAGGAGTCCTATGAGCGGAACCGGAAGCGGCAGCAGGATGCCTACCACCTGCAGCGCAGCTACCAGGAGTACGACTACAACCTGCAGCGGTCTCGGGCCGAGGAGGCCTACGAACGACAGCGCCGGCGGGCGATCGCGGACTACTACCGCGGAGTACGTCGCGCGCACTACGACTTCAATCTGCAGCGCAAGCGGGCCGAGGAGGACTTCAACCACTCGGTCACCGTGATGGCCAAGCAGCAGGCCCTGAGCGTGATGGACATCTACCAGCGGGTGCAGACCCAGCGCACTGCCTCCGCGGAGTGGCTGCTGAGCAACGCCGGTGACCAGCTGGCGCGGATGCAGGAGCAGGCCAAGAACCTCGATGAGCTGCGCAAGCG